ACAGTTATTAAGAGAACGCTTACACCATGCCAGGTGGATGGCTTCAAAGCTAATTAGTATTTTTGGAGATAAGCAAACAGTAGAGAATGTTGGAGATCCATTAATAAAGATAGTGTGGGATGATGGGGTTAATGATGGTTCTTCGGAACATAAACAAACGGATTACGCACGCACGTTAAAAGGTTCGAGCAATAAAGATAACAAAAAGAACAACAGTTCATTAATTAATTAAGCATAGTATAGCTTGTTCAACTGGTCCAGGTACAGTTGATTAATTGTAAATAGCTTTTTGATTATGAAATATGAATATAAGCGACCTCGATACACGCCAGATTTGTTTGCGGGGTTTTTTATATTATGATGGGAGATTTAGACACTCATGGACACAGACATTGTTGCTGCGGTATTATTTAACGAAACTAATAATACTGTAACAATAGAATTAAAAAATTTTGCAAATAAAGAAGATGCTCTTGAAGCGGCTAAATTTGTAATTGCGGCACTTAACATACCAGAGGTATCTGCGGTAAATGATACAATACATTAGTTAATAATTTTACCAAAGATAGATATAACATTAAAATATTAGTAGCTTGTGAATATTCAGGCATTGTAAGATCAGCATTTGAAAAAAAAGGTCATGACGCATGGAGTTGTGATATTTTACCAACAGAAATACCCGGTAACCATATTCAAGATGATATTTTAAAACATTTAGATAAAGGTTGGGATTTAATGATTGCTCATCCTCCTTGTACGCATTTAGCAGTAAGTGGTGCTAGATGGTTTACAGAAGGAAAAAAACCTTGGTCATTACAAATTGAAGCATTAGATTTTGTAAAAAAATTATTAAATGCACCTATTAAAAAAATAGCATTAGAAAATCCAGTGAGTGTAATTTCAACAAAAATTAAAAAGCCAAATCAAATTATACAACCTTATCAATTTGGACATGATGTATCTAAAAAAACTTGTTTATGGCTTAAAAATTTACCAAATTTAAAACCAACAAAAATTGTAGAACCAGACATTATTAACATAAATGGCTATAAAATGAGTAGGCATCATTATGAAACATTCAAATTACCAAGTGATATAAGAGGTAAAGTTAGAAGTAGATTTTATGAGGGTATTGCTGAAGCTATGGCTAAACAATGGGGAAATGAAGTATGAAAATAATTAAAATTGCGTACAAGCCAAGACCTCAACAATTAGAGCTGCACGAAAAACTAAAGCAATACAGATTTGCCGTGTGCGTAATGCACAGGCGAGGAGGCAAGACCGTTTTCGCTATAAACCATTTAATTAAAGAAGCATTAACATCAAAACAAAAGAATTTTCGTGGTGCGTTCTTTTCTCCAACAAGGGTGCAAGCAAAACTAATCGCTTGGGATTATTTAAAAGAATTTTCTAGGGTTATTCCTGGAATGAAGTTTAATGAAACAGAGCTGCGTGCCGATTTTCCTAATGGCGCTAGAATAACATTATTTGGAGCAGAAAATCCTGATGCTAGTCGTGGACAATTTTTTGACTTCGTTGTTTGTGATGAATATGCTCAGATGGATAGCAGAATGTTTGCGGAAGTAATTAGACCAGCTATTTCTGATCGTCTTGGAAAATGTTGTTTCATAGGTACACCACAAGGAATGAACTTGTTTTATGATTTGTTTGAAGAAGCAAAATCATTACCTGATTGGTACACTTGCACATTTAAAGCGAGTGAAACAGGATTAGTACCAAAAGAAGAATTAGAATCGGCAAGAAAGCTGATGACGGAGGATCAATACCAACAAGAATTTGAATGTTCTTGGACAGCAAATATATCAGGATCAATCTATGGTAAAATTATTGCCAAAATGGAAGATGATAAAAAAATTTCTCATTATCCATATGATCCTGGTTACCCAGTAGATTGTTATTTTGATTTAGGAATTTCAGACCAAACTGTAATTTTATTTGTGCAACAAATTGGTCGAGCATTGTTCATTGTTGATTGTTATGCCGACAGTAATAAAAGTCTGGACTTTTATGCCGACTATATTAAGAAAACAGAATACAATATCCGTAATTATGTTTTTCCGCATGATATAGAGCAGCGAGAACTATCAACTGGACATACAAGAAAAGAATATGCTTACTCGATGGGGATGCGACCAATTAAGGTGTGTCCAAAAATATCAATAGAAGATGGTATTCACGCTGGTCAGATTTTATTAGCAAAAACCTACATTGATAGGTCAAATTGCAAACCTTTCCTGGATGCAATGAAATGGTATCACAGAAAATGGATAGATAAACAACGTATATTTTCAAAACCAGTACACGATCATTCCTCGCATTATGCAGATGCGTGGCGAACTTGTGCGGTTGCGATAAGAGAATTAGATTTAGACGAAAACAAACGATTAGAAAAATTTGCACAAGGCACAAACTATAACCCCCTAGATATAAGGAATTAAGACAATGGGATTTTTAGCACCAAAACCACCACCTCCACCGCCAATACCAGATCCACCTGAATTGCCACCAGTAATTAAGGAAAACTTGGATCAAACACAAAAGAATAAAATTCGTGAACTGATGAAAGTAAAAAAAGAAGGATACACGGAAACAATCTTAACTGGAAATCAAGGCGATACAAGTGAAGCTGAAATACAAAAGAAAACATTATTAGGCGGATAGTATGGGAGCAGCAACAAGTACACGCAGTAAAGATAGACAAGAAAAAAGAGATAATTCTAACAAACAACAAGCTAATGAAATTAAAGAAGTTGTTAAAAAAAAATTAGGTCTTGTTGATGGTAAGGCAACAAATTTAACTGGTAAAGATCAGGATATGTATGGTTCAGAAGCATCTAAATTTACTAATGATGAAATGGTAAAAAGAGGGTTGTTATCGTACAATAAGAATACTGGCGGATATTCTAATGTAGTAAACAATGTAATAAAATCTGATTCTAATATTATTAAATATGGTTCTTCTAATAGTGCAATGGGTAGTGGCGATCCAACTGGTGCAATGACATCAGTACCTATTTCTAATAAAATGTTACAACAACAAAATAAAATAAAAGGAATTTCTACGGCTGTATTATCATTAGTAATGCCATCCCCTATAGGAACTGTAATGCGAGCTAGTGCTACAAAAGATTTAGTAAACGCAAGTAATCCTAATGCAGCATACAAAGATTACAAATTAGGTTTTGATGCAAAACAACAAGGCAAAAAATTTACATCAACAAGAAACGAATTAGGAATATTAAAACTAGGTTTATCTAAAGGAAAAGACAAACTAGGAGAAATAATAGGTAATTAATATGGATATAAAAGCATTAAGTAGTCAATTTGCACAGTTAAAAGGTAAACGATTAAACTGGGAAAGTCATTGGCAAGAAATTGCTGATTATGTTTTACCTCGTAGAGCAGATGTTAATGTAAAAAGATCAACTGGCGATAAAAGAACGGAATTTATTTTTGATGGTACAGCTCTGCACGCTGCGGAACTATTATCTTCTTCCTTGCATGGTATGTTGACAAATGCAGCAACACCTTGGTTTAGTATGCGTTTTAAAAACGAAAGTCTTGCCATGGATGAAGAAAGTCAGGAATGGTTAGAAGCTAGTACCCAAACAATGTATATTGCTCTTGATAGGTCAAATTTTCAACAAGAAATACATGAATTGTATGTTGATCTATGTACGTTTGGTACAGCGTGCATGATGATTGAAGAAGATGATGATAAATTTATTCGTTTTTCAACAAGACACATAAAAGAAATTTACATTTCAGAAAATGATAAAGGATATGTAGATAGTATTCATCGTGAATTTAAAATGACAGCAAGAGCTGCGTATTTACGATTTGGCGAAAAATTATCTAAAAGAATTTTAAAAATATACGAAAAAACTCCGTATGATGAAGTAACCATTAACCAATGTGTTAAACCTAATGATCAATCTAATCCATATAAGATGGATAATAAATCAATGCAGTATGTATCGATTTATTATGACAATGAAGATCAAAAAGTAATTAGTATATCTGGTTTTAACGAATTTCCTTTTGTTATTCCTAGATGGTTAAAATCATCAAGCGAAGTATATGGTCGTTCTCCAAGTATGACAGCGTTACCTGACATTAAAATGTTAAATAAAATGTCAGAAACAACAATTAAAGCTGCACAGAAAATGGTTGATCCACCATTGTTAGTACCTGATGATAGTTTTGTTTTACCAGTTAGAACACAGCCAGGGGGATTAAATTATTATAGATCTGGTACAAGAGATAGAATTGAACCATTACAAATTGGTGCAAACACACCAGTTGGATTAAATTTAGAAGAACAACGAAGAACAGCAATACGACAAGCATACTTTGTGGACCAATTATTAATGTCGCAAGATGTACGAATGACAGCCACCGAAGTTATGCAGCGTAATGAGGAAAAAATGAGATTGTTGTCGCCAGTTTTAGGCAGACTACAAGCAGAAATGTTACAACCTTTAATAACAAGATGTTTTAATATTCTTCTTCGTAAAAATTTATTACCTGAACCTCCACAATCATTACAAGGTCAAGCTGTTGATATTGAGTATGTATCTCCATTAGCAAGATCACAAAAAACTGGGGATGTTCAAGCAATATTACGTTCACTAGAAATTATTTCTCCATTGGCACAAATGATGCCAGTTATGGATTACCTAGATTCAGATAAACTTGTTAAACATATTACTGATGTGTTGGGTGTTCCTAGAAAAATTTTACGATCTGATCAAGAAGTTGCGAGCATACGACAACAACAAGCGGAAGCTCAACAGCAACAAGCACAAATGGATCAAGCATCACAGATGGCGGAAGCTGGAGGAAAGGCAGCACCGCTATTAAAGGAACTTAATGCCTGATAAACAAGAACAAATTATAAAAGAATTACGACAAGCATATCAAATTACCTTTAGCACCAAAGAGGGTGCATTAGTTTTAGCTGATTTAGAAAATAGAACAGGAATACATACTTCAACATTTGATCCTGATCCATATAAAGCAGCAAATTTAGAAGGTATGCGAGCAGTTACTTTGTGGATTAAAACAATGTTAAAACCACAATTAAAGGAGAAAAAGAATGGCTGATGAACAGACAACTGCACCAGAGGTGCAATCTGAAACAACTATAAACGAACAACCGCAAGAAACATCATTTATCGATACCTTGCCAGAAGATATACGAGCAGATGCCTCGTTACAAAATTTTAAAGATGCTGGACAACTAGCAAAAAGTTATGTTCATGCACAACGAATGGTAGGTGCTGATAAAATGCCAGTACCAAATAAAAATTTTACGGAAGATGATTGGAAACAAACATTTTCTAAGTTAGGTGTACCAGAAACACCTGATGATTATAATGTTAATTATACTTTACAAGAAGGAGCTGATCCTCAACCTGTAAAAAATTTTGTTTCTCATGCACATAAGTTGGGAATGTTACCTCAACAAGTACAAGGAATACTAGATTATTATGGTAATTTAGAAACACAAGGTAATGAAGAAATACAAAAACAAGCAGAATTAAATAAACTTAATTCTGAACAAGAGCTACGCAAAGAATTTGGTTTAGCTTATGATAAAAAAGTTAATCAAGCCAATAATGTTTTTGGTAAATTTTTTGTTAATGATTTAAAAGATGTTAAACTACAAGATGGTAGTGATATATTAAATCATCCTGGCTTTATTAAAGCTCTTAGTAAATTATCTGATAATTTTTCTGAGGATAATTTAGGTGCAGACCAAACAGAGAGTGGTGGATTTACACCTAATGAAGCACAAAAAGAAGTTTCAAAAATCATGGGAGATCTTAACCATCCATATTGGATAAAAGATCATCCAGGTCATGCTGCTGCTGTTAAAGAAGTAGCTGATTTGCAAAACATGATACATCCGAATTTAGAAGGGTAGTGCGAAAGCATCCTTCTTGACCATCTGAATAGTAGAGCAACTAACAGTTGTAAAATGCAGACGAACCTACCTGGTAGATAATTCTTCGAAATTTTAACCTTAATTTGAATAGGAGGACATTATGTCTAATCAAATTACAACAGCTTTTGTACAGCAGTATGGTTCTAATGTACAAATGCTTTCACAACAAATGGGTAGCCGTTTGCGTGAAGCTGTTGATGTGGAAACTATTACTGGGAAAAATGCATATTTTGAACAAATAGGTTCTGTCGCTGCACAAGTGAGAACTTCTCGCCACGCTTCGACTCCACAAATTGATACTCCACATTCTAGACGTAGAGTTAGTTTAGCAGACTACGAGTGGGCTGATCTTATTGATGATGCCGACAAAGTAAGAATGCTAATTGATCCTACATCTAGTTACGCAAAAGCAGCAGCTAATGCGATGGGTAGATCAATGGATGATGTTATCATCACAGCTTTGGGTGGCACAGCTTACTCAGGCGAAACTGGAGGAACTTCAGTTGCGTTACCTAGTACTCAAAAGTTTGCAACATCTAACCAATCAGATGGTTTAACTGTTGCTAAATTATTAGATGCAAAGAAGAAAATGGATTTAGCTGACGTAGATCCAAGCATAGCGAGATATATCGTATGCGGAGCAACTCAAATAAGTGATTTGCTTAACACAACAGAAGTAAAATCTTCTGACTTCAATACAGTTAAAGCTCTAGCACAAGGTCAAATTGATTCTTTCCTAGGGTTTAAATTTATTATGTCAAATAGATTGAGCTTCGATGCAAGTAATACTGACGACAGATTAGTTTTTGCTTTCACAAAAGATGCTATCAAACTTGCCATTGGTAAGGATGTTACAGCAAGAATATCTGAGAGGGATGATAAATCATACTCTACTCAGGTGTACTACTGTATGTCAGTTGGTGCAACTAGAATGGAAGAAGAAAAAGTTGTTCAGATTCCTTGTCATGAAGCATAGGAGGGTTAAGATATGGCTAGTGTAAAATCAAGTGCGATAACTAACTTAGATGCTGTACCAGCGGTTAATTCTGATGGTGGTAATCTATCTCCAATGATGGTATGGCATGATACTTATGAAGCATCTTCTTTAGCAAGTGGTTCTGACATCACTATCGCAAGAATACCAGCTGGATCTACGATCCATGATGTAGTCTTAAAATGTGATGCTCTTGGTGGTTCATCAACTTTAAAAGTTGGTACTGCTGCTGATGATGATTTATTCATCGCTGCAACTGGAACTTGGAATGCTGGAGGACAAACTCAGTCAATGCAAGCTGGCTCATCAACTGGTGCGCCAATAGCTACTGTAACTGGTTTAGCTAACAAAGTAAGTACACAAACAGATATTATTATTACTACTGGTGGAGCATCCATCACAGGTACAATATTCTGTTGGGTTTACTATACTCAATAATTAATATGAGGGGGATTTTTGAATCCCCCTTTTTTTTTACAGGAGAAACAATGGCTAAAAAAGGATTATACGCAAATATTAACGCAAGAAAAAAAGCTGGTACATCAAGACCAAAATCAAAATCAACAATAAGCTCAAAATCATATGCAAATATGAAAGCTGGGTTTCCAAAAAAGAAAAAGTAAATGGCATCAGAAGTAGAAATTTGTAACTCCGCATTAAATATGTTGGGTGGTAGTAATATTACATCCTTGACCGAGGATAGTAAAAATGCAAGGTTGTTAAACCAACGCTATGAATCTGTGCGTGATGGAATATTTAGATCTCACACATGGAATTGTTTAATTAAGCGTGTTGAATTAGCACAAGACACAGATACACCAACACATGAATATACTTATCAATATACATTACCATCTGATTGTTTGCGTGTTTTAAAAATAGGTGGACACCATGACGGCACATCATCTGATTTAGATGCTGGAATGAAATTTAAAATTGAACAACGAAAATTATTAACTGATGAAGCAACTATTTATTTAATTTATATTTCTAAAGTAACAGATCCAAATGAATACGATACATTATTAATTGAAGCAATCGCATCCAAATTAGCAGCAGAATTATGTTACGCAATTACATCATCAACATCTTTAGCTGGACAAATGAATGAATTGTATAATGAAAAATTACGAGAAGCTCGTTTCGTTGATGCAACAGAGGGTACAGCAGATAATATAGATTCAAGTTCATTTATTAATTCGAGGTATTAATGGCTAAAACAACTGTCGCCTTTACTAATTTTACGGCTGGCGAATTATCGCCACGATTAGATGGTCGTACAGATTTAGGTAAGTATTTTAATGGATGTAAAACATTAGAAAATATGGTTGTACATCCTCATGGTGCAGCATCAAGACGACCTGGTACAAAATTTGTGCATGAAGTAAAAACAAGTTCTGCACAAACACGATTAATACCTTTTGAATTTTCTACGACACAAACATATATTTTAGAATTTGGAAATGAATATATACGATTTTTTAAAGACAACGGAATTATAACAGAAGGCGATAAAACTATTACTGGAGCAACACAAGCTAACCCAGTAGTAATAACATCAAATAGTCATGGGTATTCTAATGGCGATCATGTTATTATTTCTGGTGTAGTAGGAATGACAGAATTAAATGGTAAAACATTTAAAGTTGCCGATAAAACAACAAATACTTTTGAATTACAAACTGTTGATGGTACAGATATTAATTCTACATCATACACAGCTTATGGATCTGCTGGAACAATAAATAAAATTTATGAAATTGCATCGCCATACGCAACGGCAGATATACCAACAATTAAATTTGCTCAAAGTGCTGATATTATGTACTTGGTTCATCCAAGTTATGCGATAAGAAAATTATCACGATCAGGACACACATCGTGGACATTAACATCGCCAACATTAACAACGGCAACTGATTTAACTGTTAGTGCTGTTACAAAAGCAAATCCAGGAGTTGTAACAACGTCAACTAATCATGGTTTACTTGTAGGCGATTTTGTTACCTTTAGTAATATTGGTGGCATGACACAATTAAACGGAAATGTTTATACTGTTGGAGAAATTTTAAATACATCAACTATTACTGGTATTACACAAGCAACACCTGGAGTAGTAACAACATCGGCTGCACATAATTTGGCTATTGGGGATGATGTTCAAATAACTAATGTCAAAGGAATGACACAGTTAAACGGCAATACTTACACAGTTAAAGATGTTCCCTCGTCAACGACATTTCAATTAGCTGACGCTGTTGGTTCTAGTTTAAATACATCTGGTTATACAGCGTATAGTTCTGCTGGTACTGTAACTGGACCTGATACACGATTTGAATTACAAGATTCTGATGGTACAAATTTAAACACTAGCAGCTATGGTACATTTTCTGCTGGCGGTTCTGATGTTGTAACAAAATTAACTAATCCTATTTTAAATGTAGCAACAGATTATTATCCTAGTACAGTTACATTTTTTGAACAACGATTAGTTTTTGGAGGTTCAAATAATAATCCGCAAACATTGTGGTTTAGTAAAGGTGGATCATTAGAAAATTTTACAACTGGTACAACAGATAATGATGCGATGGTGTACACTATTGCGTCTAATAAAGTTAATGCAATAAAATATATGTCTGCACAACGATCGTTAATTGTTGGTACAGTAGGTGGCGAATTTGTTGTTAGTGCATCTGGTACGACACAACCTTTAACACCTAGTAATGTACAAATACAAAAACAATCAAGTTATGGTTCAGCTAATATTGATGCGGTACAAATTGAAAATGTTACCATGTTTGTTCAACGAGCAAAAAGAAAAATACGAGAGCTAACATACAATTTAAACATCGACCAATATCAAGCAACTGATATGACATTGTTATCTGAACACATTACAGAAAATGGCGTTACAGAAATGGCATATCAACAAGAGCCAGATAGTATTTTATGGTCTGTTCGTGGGGATGGTACATTACTTGGTTTTACTTATGCAAGAGCAGAAAGTGTTATTGGATGGCATCGTCATATTTTAGGTGGTGTTTTTAGTTCAGGTCAAGCTGTTGTTGAAAGTGTGGCTAGTGTGCCAACGGATAGTAACGAAGATGAATTTTATGTTATTGTTAAACGTACCATTAATGGATCTACAAGACGATATGTAGAATATTTAAGTTTATTTGATTATGGTACAGATCAAACGGATGCTTTTTTTGTAGATAGTGGATTAACATATAGTGGTGGTGCAACAACAACTTTAACAGGACTAGATCATTTAGAAGGTCAATCAGTAACAATATTAGCTAATGGAGCTACACATCCAAATAAAACTGTAAGTGGTGGAGCTATAACTTTAGATAGATCATCAACGAAAGTTCATGTAGGATTATCTTACACATCTTTACTACAAACTATGCGAGTAGAATTACAAGGAGAGGGTGGCACATCGCAATCAAAAGACAAACGCATACACGAAGTAACATTACGATTACACGAAACTGTGGGTGTTGAGGTTGGACCAAATTTAGATAATATGGAAAGAATACCTTTTCGTTCTAGTGCAGCAGCGATGGATCAAGCCGTTCCTCTTTTTACTGGAGATAAAGAAGTTGAATTTAGGGATGATTTTAATACGGATGGATTTGTTTTTGTTCGCCAAACACAACCATTACCATTAACTCTTTTATCAGCTTATCCTCGTATAACTGTTAATGACGGCTAATTTACAATTAATAGAATTTAAAAAAGAACACGCACATCACATGGTTACATCCATGATGAATGATCCATTAACAGAAATAGATAGTGCCTGGCACGAATATTTAAACGGCTTAGAAGTTGAAAGTATGTCTTTTACGGCTGTTAAAAATAATGAGATTATTTGTTCTGGTGGCATCGTTCCTATTTGGGATGGTGTGTACGAGGGATGGGTTATGGCATCTAACTTAATTTGGGATAACAAATTAGGTGGTGCTAAAGTAATTAAAAAAGGCATGGAAGTTTTAATTACTGAATACAAAATTATACGATTACAAACAGCAATAAAAAAAGATTTTATTTTAGGACAACGCTTTGGTGCTTGGCTTGGAATGAGTAACGAGGGATTAATGAAGAAATATCAAAACAATGAAGATTATTACAGATATGCGAGGGTAAATGATTAAAACACCTGGCTCTCCTGATGATAGTTTTGCTTTTACAAATATAAATTACGATCCTGGCACAGCAATGTTAATAGGTGCTGGCGTTAGTGCTGGTAGTCAAGTTATGGCTGGTAATGCAGCAATGAAAGCTGGTCGTTACCAACAAGCAATGCATGAACGTAATGCAACAATATTAGAAAACAAATCTGATATTGCCTTACAAAAAGGTAAAGATAATATTGATGTATTTAATCAGGCATTTGATAGACACCAATCTTCCACCGAATTAGCTTACATGAAATCTGGTGTTCGTATGGAAGGTACACCCCTTGAAGTATTAGAATACCAACTTGGCGAAGCAGAA